TACAAGAAGAAGTAGACAAGTGGCATTGGTATGACATTAAATTGTTTAACCTGTATCGTGAATCAAACTTATCAATGCGTGAGATAGCAGAAGAAACGGACATTAGTCTAACTTCTATATTTAACACATTAAAGAACTGCAAGGAAAGATTGCGAGAAGCAATTGGAGAGGACTTTCAGGATTATTTAAATAAAGATTTTGAACTAATAAAATGAGTTGTCAACTAACAGAAAAAATAGAATTTAATATTGGAGATACAATACAAGATATTGAAGATGGTGATTGCTATTTTGAAGGAATAGTAACACAAGTAAAAAACAATAAAGTGACTAAATATAAATTATGTAAAATTATTTGGAGCGACGAGGAAGATACTCAATGCAAAGATTTAAATACAGAAATAGAGCCACGTTGGTGGTATATAACTAAAAATAAATAAACAATGGAAAAACGAACAACAAAAAAGAAAGCAGAAGGACTAGGAGACACAGTAGCACAAGTAACAAAAGCTACAGGAATAGACAAGCTAGTTAAGTTCATCGCAGGAGAAGATTGCGGATGCAATGAAAGAAAGGAAAAGCTCAATGCTTTATTCCCTTACAGAACACCCAAGTGCCTAACAGAAGACGAATACACGTACCTAACAGAATCACAGGTATTAAACAAGCAAACATTAAAACCTAGTGAGCAGGATGCAATCTTAAAGATTTACAATAGAATCTTTGGAATCAGCAGAGAGCCTACTTCTTGTGCTACTTGCTGGTTAGAGATTATCAATAAAATGAAAAAGGTATTTAACGAATACGCTGAGTAATGAAATACTATCTCATTGACCACGGAAAAGAAATGATTGCGGAAGCAAACGTTCTAACTGACCATCTAACAAAGCAAGGACATCACTATGTGGTTTACTTGACAAATGCTGATGGCTTGATGTGTGTTGAAGAGATAGACGAAAATGAATTTTTAGACCACTTTAAGAAAAGCAATGCAGGTAAATAAAGTAAAGATTAACGAGGTAAAGACGAATCCAAAGAATCCACGTCTAATCAAAGACGATAAGTTCCGTAAGTTAGTTAAGTCAATACAGGAGTTCCCTCAGATGCTTGAGCTACGACCAATAGTAGTAGATGAGAACAATATAGTCTTAGGAGGAAATATGCGTTTAAAAGCTTGCAAGGAAGCAGGATTAAAAGAAGTGTTTATTGTCAAAGCGGAAGGATTAACAGAGCTACAGAAAGACGAATTCATAGTCAAAGATAACGTAGGCTTTGGAGAATGGGATTGGGATATGTTAGCCAATGAATGGGACGTAGAAAAGATACAGGATTGGGGATTAGATTTACCTGTTGATTTAAGCGTAACAGAACTCGAAGCAGAAGAAGACGACTACAGTGTTCCTGAAGGCGGAATAGAAACCGATATTGTTTTAGGTGACTTATTTGAAATAGGAGAACACCGATTACTTTGTGGAGATAGTACGTGTTCAGATACGGTTGCAAAGTTAATGAACGGACAGAAGGCAGATATGGCACACAATGACCCGCCTTATGGAATGAAGAAAGAAAAAGACGGAGTTTTAAATGATAACTTAAACTATTCGGATTTATTAGATTTTAACAAGGAGTGGATTCCTTTACAGTTTTTACATTTAAAAGATAGTGGAAGTTTTTATTGTTGGGGTATAGATGAACCTTTAATGGATATTTATTCAGAAATATTAAAACCATATATAGCAGAACAGAAGGCAACATTTAGAAATTTAATTACTTGGGACAAAGGACACGGACAAGGGCAAAATTCAGAGAACACAAGAAGCTATGCAATAGCAGACGAAAAATGTTTATTTGCAATGATGGGAGTTCAAGGCTTTAATAATAACGCAGATAATTATTTTGAAGGTTGGGAGCCAATTAGAGATTATTTATTATCACAAAGAATAAAAGCAGGTTGGGATATTCCAACAATGAAAAGAATTGCAGGGCATAGCGATTTAAGTCGTGACCATTGGACGTGTAAAAGTCAATGGAATATGCCAACTATTGAAGTGTATAAATGTTTCCAAAAATGGTGTGTTGACAATAAAGTTGATGCTTTTAAAAAAGAATACGAAGAACTTAAAAAAGAATACGAAGAACTTAAAAAAGAATATTATTCTACAAGGGCATACTTTAATAATGTACACGATAACTTTAACAATGTTTGGAAGTTTGATAGGCACATAAGAAATGGAAGCGAAGGAGGACACGCAACACCTAAACCAATTCCACTATGCGAAAGAGCAATTAAATCAAGTTGCCCCGATAATGGTTTAGTGTTAGATGTATTTTTAGGTTCAGGCTCAACTATGGTAGCATCACACCAATTAAAACGCAAGTGTTACGGAATGGAATTAGACCCGAAATATTGTCAAGTTATAATTGACCGAATGAAAAAGTTAGACCCAAGTTTAGTAATTAAACGCAACGGAGAAATAATTAGAGATTAATTAGAAAGATGGCAAACGAAGAAAACTTAATACCTGCACAAAAAGGTGAGGTAAGAAATCCTAACGGACGACCTAAGGGTGCAAAGAACAGAAGCACAATAGCTCGTCAATGGCTAGAAGTAAATCAGAATTTAAAGAATCCTTTAACAGGCGAACAGGAGACAATGTCACAGGAAGATTTGATGACGTTAGCGTTGATTAAAAAGGCAAGAGAAGGCGATGTAGCAGCGTACAAAGCATTAATGGATTCAGGTTACGGACAACCTTTGCAACAAATCGAACAAACCATATTAGAACAACCTTTATTCCCTGATGTTCAAACGGACGACCTCAATCAATAAAATACTAGCGTTAAAAAAACGAATCAAAATAATTCAAGGCGGAACATCTGCAGGAAAGACGTTTGGTATATTACCAATATTAATAGACAAAGCAATCCGTACAGACAACTTAGAAGTATCGGTTGTATCTGAATCAATCCCACATTTGCGTAGGGGTGCATTAAAAGACTTCCTTAAAATAATGAAGTGGACTAATCGTTACATAGACGGACAGTTTAACAAGTCACTTTTAAGATACGAGTTTCTAAATGGAAGTGTAATAGAATTCTTTTCAGCAGATGACGCATCTAAACTCAGAGGAGCAAGAAGAGACATCCTATACATCAACGAGTGCAACAACGTCAGCTTCGAATCTTACAATGAGCTTTCTATTCGTACTAAGAGAGAAGTATTCTTAGACTTTAATCCTGCAAACGAGTTCTGGGTACACAAGGAATTAAAAGACGAACCTGATAGTGATTTTATAATCTTAACTTACAAAGACAATGAAGCTCTTGATGAATCAATTGTAAGTCAAATAGAAAAGAATCGCGACAAAGCACTATGGAGTTCTTATTGGGCAAATTGGTGGCGAGTTTACGGACTAGGAGAGATAGGAAGTTTAGAAGGCGTAATCTTTGACAACTGGAAGACGATTGATAAGATACCTACTGAAGCTAAGTTGATAGGAATAGGATTAGACTTTGGATACACGAACGACCCTACATCTGCAATTGAGATTTACAACTACAACGGACAAAGAATAATCAACGAGATATGTTACCGCACAGGAATGGTAAACTCTGACATTGCAAAAGTGCTTCCGAATAGCGTTACTATTTACGCTGATAGCTCAGAGCCTAAATCAATAGAAGAAATCAGAAGATTTGGTAAGATGATTAAAGGCGTAACGAAAGGAGTTGACTCTATCAAGTTCGGAATCGATGTAATGCAACGACAGGACTATCTAGTTACCAGTGCAAGTACAAATCTAATCAAAGAACTTAGAAGCTATTGTTGGAGCGTAAAGAAAGACGGAGAGAAAACAAACGTACCTATCGACCATTTTAACCACGCTATTGACGCATTAAGATATCACGAGATGGAAACACTAGGACTAAAAAAGAACTATGGACAATACAACATCAGATGATTTACCAATGATGAAAAGAGTAGTTGAGGACTACATCTATCAGCGTACAGGAAAA